TGGCCTGCCACTGCCTCAAAAACATGCATGTCACGTTGACACAAAACCCCCGTTTAAATGGGCCAGTCTGAAGCCCTGACAACCAAGGCCTTGGCCGCGGCGCTTGGCGTTAGCGTTCAACGCGTGGGGGTTTTACGCCGCGAAGGAATGCCGGTTACCAGCATCGCCGAAGCAACCGCGTGGCGGGACGCCAGGGCGGCGGAGCGTTCTGCGTCTGCCCCTGTCCCGGTCGCGTCTACCTCACTCGATGACGGCACGATCCAGCAGCGCATCCATCGGCAGAACGTATTGGTCAGCCGAGCGCGTGACGTCTGGCAGGCGGCCATGGAGACGGGCGACCGAGACCAAGCCAAGTACCACACCCAGTACAACCAGGCTACGGCCAAACTCATTGACCTAGAAGCTGAGGCCGAGCGTCGAGCGCTGATGGCCCGCGAATACATCAAGGCCTCCGAGGCGAAGGAGGCGATGCTTCACCTGACGGGCGAATGGGTCGAGGCCATGGAGCGTATGCCCAGCGAGTTGGGCGAGGCCTGCAATCCTAACGATCCGCCCAAGGCTATCGCCGTGCTTCAGGCTTATGTCCGCAAGGTACGCGAGAAGATGAGCGGCGGAGGTCCGCAGCTGTGAACCGCGCTGAGCTAATTGCGGTCGGTCGTGAATCCCTGACGCCACCCGATAACGCCGACCCGGTGAAGTGGCTGGCTCGGAACATCACTCGCGTCCCTGCCGGTGCGTTCGCCGGCGGATACAACCCGAGCCGATGGCCGTGGATTGCCGAGAGCCTTCGCATCTTCCTCGACCCATCGACGCGCACGATGGTGGACCTGTGGTCGATTCAAACGGGCAAGACCTTGAAGGCCAGACTAGCGGCTACCTATCTGATGGCGAACGACCGCGGGAACATGGTCATCTACATGGACAACCAGGTCAACGCGGCGGACTTCACGATCCGTTACCTGCGGCCGATGTTCAACATGGTCGACGAGGTGCGTCGGCACATCTCCCCGGGCGACAACCCGAAGAGCGACATCATCGACTTTGCGGACGGGACGATTGTCTATAACAACTCGGCCACGACAGAGAAAGACCTCCAGCGTATCTCGACGCGTTACGTCATCGGTGACGAAATCTGGCTCTGGAAAAAAGGAGCCGTCGCTCAGTCGATGGCGCGAACCAAGGCCTACGAATGGACGGCCAAGAAACTTTACTTGTCGCAGGCCGGCATGATCGGCGACGACCTCGACAACATCTGGGGCATGACCACCCAACATGAATGGAATATGGTATGCCCGTTGTGCAAGACGCTGCAACCCTGGGACTGGGCTTTCGTAAGGTTTCCCGAGCAGGCTAAAAGCCCTGCTGGCTGGAACCATCTGATGGTCGAGAAGAACACGACTTACGAATGCGCCGGCTGTAAGGAGCACCTGCCCGACACGAACGAGACGCGCATCGCTTGCAACGCCGTAGAGAACGGGGCTCAGTTCGTGCAGATGGCGCAACCCCAGAAGACGGGCTGGGTCGGGACGCACGTCAACGCGCTGGCGTCTACGAGCTGGGGCTCCTTGGCCGTGGACATGATCAAGAGTAAGGAGGCGTCCGAAGCCTACGGTGACGAGGAGGGCCGCAAGATTTTTAAGACCAAGTATCTGGCTATCCCCTGGAGCGATGACGCTGGCTCGATGGTGGTATCAACCGAATCCTCTGACTACGCCATGGCTGACGACTGGGAAGCCGAGGCCGTCATCAGTCCGGGCGGCAAGGTGCTCGAACGTGAGGGTGCGCCTGATGGTAGCATCCCTTTCCGCGTGGTCGGCATCGACGTACAGCGAGGACACTTCTACGCGGTAGCCCGTCGCTTTGCCAAGTCAGGCCATAGCCGACTGATGGCCTTTGAGAAGCTCGAGACTTGGCAAGACCTCGACGACTTCGTGAAGCGTACGGGTACGCACAAGGCCATGATCATGGTGGACTCAGGAGACCAGACCCAAGAGGTATATCGCCAGACGGCTCTTCGCGGCTGGAAGTGTTCCAAGGGTTCCGGAGCCGAGACCTTCGCGGTAGGTGACCGGGACGGGAACACCGTCCGCCGATTCTATTCGGAGAAGCAGGCCATCCTTGTCCCTGGTACACCCGCCCGCGCATGGCTCATCTCGTTCTCGAACGTCCAAGCCAAGGATCTACTCCACGGTCTCCGGGCTAGGAAGGTCTTCTCATTCGCCCGTGACGCCACCCCCGAATATACCGAGCAGCTGAATTCGGAAGTGCGCGTCCGCGACAGGCGCACGGGCAAGGCCACTTGGATTCTTCCCCAAGGCAAGCGGGACAATCACGCCCTCGACTGCGAAATCCTCGCCCTCCTTGTCGCGGTACGCTGGGGCGTCGTCGGCCGGGAAGCGACCGCAGACGACTTGCAACCTGGGGAAGGTCGGTCAACATGAAGGCAAGAGGGACGGTCTCGAAGCGTCGCAGGATGTGCGCCTGCGGAGGCATAGGGTCGGGGCCGTTCCTCCCACCCGTTGCCTAGCCCCGCAGATTTATGCAAGGACTGTTCATCGGATTGTCAGAAGACGAGCTGCTCGCCATCAAGGCCAAAGCGGTCTCTATGATCATGGAGGGAAAGGTTCTCATGTCGTACGCCGATTCCTCAAGTTCGGCCACGAAGCAGTTCGCCTTGCCCCCCAAGGAGATGCTTGCCGAAGCCCTCGGCGCGCTCTCTCAGCTGGACAGTGCCAAATATGGTCGTCGTCGGAATGTGATTAACACCCGCTACGATAACCGTAACAACGATTCTAACTATGGCCTCTAAGTCTCCGAAGAAGAAACTCGGTAAGCCCTCCCTGAAGGCGCCAAAGAAGCCGGCAACTGCCGGTGCTGTAGGCCCTCAGCAGCAGGCCTATTCGGAGAACGGTTCCTCGTACCCGCAGAACCCCCGCTGGGAAAGCACGACCCAAAGCAACGCCCGCCAAATTCTTTACATGGGCGCCAACGTGGACGCCCGCCGCGACCTGCGTTCCCGCGATCGGAACATCATGGTGAAGAAGTGCCGCTACGCCGAAAGGAACTACGGGCTGTATAACCAGATTCTGAACGACATGGTTTTGTACACGTCGGGAGACGGTATCAAACCCCAGTCCCACGCGAGCACCCCCGAGACCGCCCGGGCTTACGAGCAATACTTCGCTGAGCGTGCCAAGCGCATCGACGTCACGAATCGCTTCTCGTTCTACCAGTGCCAGGGGATGCTCGTCCGGGCACTCATCCGAGACGGTGAATGCTTTGCCGCCAAGGTTCGCAACTCCCGCGGCGAGGCCAAAATCCAACTCATCGAAAGTCACCGGGTCGGTGATCCTGCCGACAGCGACATCCCTGAGCGTACTTGGGACGGTGTGCAGTTCGGAGACTTTGCCGAGATTGTCGGCTACTTCGTTTACCGTTCTGACAATTCAAGTCGATTCATGCCTGCCAACACCATGATGCACGTCGTCGACTTCACGTCGTCGAGCGCTGCCCGCGGTACCCCCCTGCTTCAACATTCGGTCAATAGTTTGCAGGACCTCGACGAAATCCTCGAAGCCGAGAAGCGTGCAGTGAAAGACCAAAGTGAGGTCACAAGGGTGCTCAATAAAGCAGGAGGTTTTATCGACGACAACATGGCTGCCGAGCTAGGCGGCGGTGACCGATGCTTCTCTGGCTTGGTCGAACAGGCCGGCGGTAAGCTGATCGTACTCGAACCCAATGAGAAGCTTGAGCATCAGGAATCAAAACGCCCCAGCCAAACCTTTAACGGATTCGTGACTGAACTACAGCGGGACATCGCTTTCGGCTCTCTACCGTTCGAGTTCGTTGCGAATCCCCAAGCCTTGGGCGGAGCCTCTATTCGTTTGGTAACCGCAAAGGCCGCCCGCGTATTCGGTAAATATCAGACCGTCATCATCGACACCTTCTGCCAGCCGACTTGGGATTACATCATCGCTGACGGCATTGCCCGGGGCGAAATCCCTGACGACCCGAAGTGGTACGAAACTTCATGGACTACTCCTAAGTCTGTCACCGTCGACGCTGGCCGCGACGCCGCCAACGACCGCAACGATGTGGAGATGGGTCTGCTCTCCATGTCTGAGCTCTACGCCCAGCGCGGCCTCGACTTCCGTCAGGAAATGGAGAAGCGCGCGCAGGACATGAACTATATCGTCGGCCTTGCGAAGCAGTCTGGTCTCCCTGTGTGGATGCTCTACAAGCCCGGCTTCAATTGGCTACAGCAGGGACAGGCCAACAGCCAAGTCCCGACGGACGTGGCCGACAACCTCGACCTCCCGCCCGCCCCCGAACCTCTTACCCCCTAATACTGTGCGCTTTCTTTCTAACGGCCTCCGCGGCCTTGAACCTCTTCTGATTAACCCGGTCCGTGCAAAGGACTACGTCGAAGCGTCGAAGGCGGCAGGCCTTGGTGACATGATCTCGCAGCTCTTCGGCGAAGCGCCCAAGCCCTACGTCGTCGGCACCACCGCGGTCGTCCCCGTGTCGGGGCCCATCGGCAAAGGCCTCTCCCCCCTTGAGCGCCTAATGGGCGGTGCTGACGTTGACGTCATTGCCGGCTGGCTCGAAGAAGCCCAGGACAACCCGGCAGTTGACCGCGTGCTCCTGGCTATCAACTCCCCGGGTGGCACCGTGACGGGCGTGCAGGAACTAGCCGACATGGTCGCCAGCTACAAGAAGCCGACCCGTGCCTTCTCCGATAACATTGCCGCCTCGGCCGCATACTGGATCGGAAGCCAAGCAGATGAATTCACCGTGACGGCCAGCTCGCAAATCGGGAGCATCGGCGTGTACATGGTCGTGCCTAACCTCGAAGAATACTACGCCGCCCAGGGCATTAAGTTTGAGGTCATCGCCGCCGGGATCCACAAGGCCGCAGGCGCCGAAGGACTAGCCCTCACCGAAGAGCAGCGTGCCTATCTTCAGGCCTCTGTCGATTCAACCCGCGACGAGTTCCGCGAGTCGGTCCGCCGCAAGCGCCGCTTCGTGCGCGACGAGGACATGGAAGGTCAGGTCTTCACAGGCCGCGAAGCCGCCGCCAAGGGTCTGGTCACCGGCATCGTGTCCAATCTCCGGGAGGCCCTCGCCACTTTCTGACCCCTAATAGTTGCCCACCTCCGCAATCTTTAAGACCATGACTATCGAAGAAAAACTCGTCGCCGCTGAAGCCCTCGTCGCTTCTGCCTCTGCCGAACGTGACGAACTCCGCGCCGTCGTTGAGAAACTCACCGTCGGTTCAGTTGCCGAAGTCGAGAGCCTCAAGCTGGAAGCCTCCGTCAAGGACGGCAAGGTCTGTGACCTCCAGGCTGCTCTCGCTGACTCCGTCAAGCTCGTCGAAGAACTGACCGCCAAGGTCGCTGAACTCTCGGCCATCCAGATCACCGCCTCCGCTGAAGCCGCGTCCATCGTGGCCAAGGTTGGCGTTGCCGCCGTGGACCTTCCCCAGGGCGACAGCCCGGTCCGCGCCTCCGACAAGGACATCTCCGAACAGTACTCCGCCATGCCCTTCGGCAAGGAGCGTACCGAGTTCCTCAAGAAGAACCGCTCGGCCATCTTCAAGTCTGCCAAATAATTTCCCCTCCTAACTCTCACCCGTAAACTAATATGCCTAACACCATTGCTGCTCAGCTGATCGTCGACACCCTCGCCGCCCAGTCCCAGACCATCCTCGCCAACCGCCTCGCCGCTCTCTCGAACTTCTCGACCGACTTCTCCTCGGACGTGAAGCGCCCGAAGGACGTCATCCAGGTGGCTGTTGCTACTGCCGGTTCCACCACGCTGACCAACCCGTCATCGTTCAACGTCATCGGTGACAGCACCCTCGCTGCTACCGCCGTTACCCTTAACCACCTCTACCAGCCCTTCGGCCTGTCGTACTCCGACGTCCAGAATGCTGTCCGTCTCGAGCGCCTGGTTAAGATTAACCTCGACGCCCTCGCCGACAAGATCTGGGCCACTGCTACCGCTCCGATCACCGTCGCCAACTTCGGCGCCGCCACCGTTACCGCCGCTGACTCGGCTGTCACCCCTGGCTCCGCTCAGCTCCGCGCTCTGTGGGCTGGCGTCAACAAGGCTGGCCGCAAGGCGCTCATCGTGAACCCGGGCATCTACAGCAACCTGATCCCGACGAGCACGACCTCCCTGCCTCTCGCTGATGGCGCTTATGGTTTCGATGGCGGCGTCTACTACGCCAACCTCTTCCCGTCTGAGGCCAAGCTCGCTGGTTTCGCTTGCTCCCCTGACGCGATTGCCATGGCCGCTGCGGCCCCTGCCCTCGACAACGTCCGTGACGGCATGCTCGTCTCTGAAGTCGTCCAGCTCGAAGGTCTCGGCATGAGCATCTACTACAACGTCTGGGCCGACAAGAGCACCCGCAACCTCGTCGCCTCTGCTGAACTGATGTTCGGTGCGTCGAAGTCTGTGACCTCCGGCACGATCGCCTCGATCTACAACCCCTAATCGCCGGGGCTTAAAGCCCCACGAAACGAGACCCCCAGAAATGGGGGTCTTTTTTTT